TTTTCAGGTGTACCATATCTAAAACGCACATTATCCCCATCAACCCATTGTCCTTCGGCTGTGGTTTCTGTGATTTGTTTGTTAAATCCTGGCTGAAAACCTATCTTTTGTAACATAATAAATCCTTATATATCAAATTTATTACTTAATGGATATATTAAAAAGCAAGGAGAGTGGTGTGGTGGAACTCTCCGTACAAGCCTATTGTATAGACTATTTCTTAATTTTTGTCAACTTAACACCTTTAAACCAAGCAGGTAATCCCAAGGTAAGTCTACCATCAAATTTATTTTCTTCAGCGCCTAGAGTGGTTCTGTCATTATAATGTAAAAATACCTGACCACAATTTTCACCTTTAAACTCATCTCTCCAATGCTCCAGTATATTTCCTTTGTAAACCAACATGTCTCCTGGTTTTAAATCAACTTCTATACCTTTGTGCGCACTTGTTTTTAATGTGGGTTTATATCCTTTGTCCGTGGTTTCGGTTTCGATAACATTATCCTCTCCGGTTGGATCAATATAAATAGGCCAAGAATCTCCTCCTAAATTTAACGTAGTGGATATTTCACAACTAAACCTATCTTTGTGCCTATAGAGAAGATCGCCTTTTTTATAAATTCTAGCATAAGAATAAGTTTCATATAATTTTTTCCCTGTTATGTTTTCCATAATGGGTTTAATTTCATGTAATATAGTTTCCATAGCAATATCCCCATAAATAGAATAAGTTCCAGGCACCTGACTATCTCTCCAAGTTCCCCACTCAGGAGAATTTACAGGAATGTATTTACTTCTAAAAAAGATATCCGCTACTTTTCTTTTCATTAAAAAATATTTAAATACAAAGTCTGCGACCTTTTCTGGAAGCACTCCTTTTAAAACTACAAATCCATTTTTTTTAAAGTCCATATTATTTAAATGGATATCCTAAGTTCCAAATCACCAAAGAATATCTTACTCCTTTTGTTATTGGTTTTACTCTATGCCATACATGAGATGGAAATACGATGATAGATCCTCTCGTTTTAGCTTCTTTACAAGGTATAATAATATTAGGATCTTCCGCATCTCTTGGTTGAAAATCTAGTTCTCCACCTTCATATTCAAATCCATCTGTCAACTGACAAGTAACCGATAATTTTCTAATCTTGCCATGATAATTTTTATCATTAGGTTTATCATAACTTTTTTCCCAACTGTCTTTATGCCAATGATAATGTTGGTTTAATTTATATTTGGTAAATTGACAGGCTTCTGAATAGTCCCATTCAAAATTCCAACCTGCTCTTTTATTCGCTTCATGAATAAACGGATGAACAGTTCTATAAATCCAATTATCACTTAACCAAGATATATTAGAATTTCTTTGTGTCTTTAAATCATTTGTTTGTTCTTCGGTTAATTTATCCTGACCAACATTCTCATATTTGCCAGTAACCGCTAAATTTTCTTTTTCTTCATTTCCTCTAGTTATTACATCATCACAAAACTTATCTGTAAGCGCCCCTTTAAAATACCAGTAACAAAATTCACTATTAATTGTCATTAAAACTATACCATCCTGTAATTATATATTTTATTTCACTATCGGAAATACACCCTTTGTGAGTATGAGTCCAATCTGCAGGCCATATTACAGTATCCCCTTGAACTGGTTTTGTTTCTATTTTTTGATACTTCCATTGAGTCTCTCCTCCATCGTTTACATTATTTAAATAAGTCATAAAGGCTAATAATCTTCTTGAAGTAATACAATTTTTTTCTCCATCATTTTCACAATGCCATTTGTAAAAAGCTTCACCTGGTTGATATTTTTGAATTTTAATTGTTTCTACTATACTCCAAGATGAAATAAAATTTAATTCTTCAAATTTACTTCTGTATTGATTTATACATTTCTCTAGTTCACTTAAATAAGAAGATAGTATTTGTTCATTTGGTTTAAAATATACCTCTGTACAATTTTTGGTTTCTTTTTCAATTCTATTTTCTCCTACAATTCCTTGCATATGTCTGTGTGTGTTAGTTTCGTAGAAATCTATTAATTTATTACAAATAGAATCACTTATTTTATATTTCTTTACAAAAATTTCAGTCATTGTGTATATTATTTTTTAAATAATTCTTTAATGTAGGCAATGTTTTAATAGCTTCTTTGTATAAAGTTTTTTTTAAGTTCAATAAAAATATGTTATTATCCCAATCTTTTTTCCATTTCTCTATATCTGCATTACAGTTTTCATAAAAAATAGATGGTAAATCTGTAGGACCCCAATGCATACCTGCTGCAATACAATGTAATCCACCTTTTGTTTCAAAGCAATAATTCTTATCTCTATCTAAAGCAGCTAATTGAAATCCGTGTATTATTTCTGGTGTTAGTTCAATTAAACTATCACACCAATTTTTATTCTTTATAAATTTCCAATATTCTGTATCTTCTCTATGTGATAAAGCATAATGTAAAGCAACAAACTCAGCAAAAGTTTTAAACATTTTCTTACAACTAAAGGTAAAGTTATCTCTATCCCATTGAGAAACTTCTTCTCTTTGTAAGTTACGTAATAGTTTTACTAAAAATTCATGTACAGAAAATAAACCATTACTTTCTAACGGTTCAATAAATCCTGCTGACAATCCAATTGAAACTACATTTTTAACCCACAGTCTTTTGTGTATTCCTGTTCTAATATTTATTTTTTTAAATTCTGCTTCTTCTATTTGTAAATGTTTTTTAAATTCTTTTAATGCAGTTTCATCATCTACAAATTTACTTGAGAATACATACCCTGTACCTACTCTTGACCATAAAGGAATATTCCATACCCAACCATTTTCTATAGCAGTACAGTTTGTATAAGGAACTAATTCATTATCTTTATCTTTATAGGGTATTCTAGTAGCCCAAGCAGAATCATTAATTAATATATCGTTGTAAGATTCAAAAGGTTCTTTTAACGTTTCTCCTAATAATAAAGATTTAAATCCTGTACAATCAATAAACAAATCTGCAGTATGAATGTCATTCAAACTTTCTATTCCGTTTTCATTTTGTTTAATAGTGTGAATATCTTCTTCAATATGTTTCACTCCTTTAGGGATACAGTATTTATTTTTTAACCATTGACCAAATTGAATTGCATCAAAATGATAGGCTGCATCTTGTTTAGGATAATAACCTATATCTGGAATAGCAGTGTTATCAAATTTATTTTCATTTACTAAAGCCATATTAGGAAAATAACAATCTGCATAGTCTGTATATGGAGTTTCTGGCTTAAACATTTTTTTAAACCACCAATCATTCAATCCTGCACGGCAATCTTGTAAATTAGGATAGCCAAATGGATAATGAAAACTTTCTCCTTTTTTATAAAAGTCGGTAAATTTAATACTAAGTTTATAACTTGCATCTGTTTCTTTCATAAAATCTTTTTCATTAATACCTAATAATTCAGTCCAATTTTTAATACTACTAAGCGTGCTTTCTCCTACTCCTACAACAGGAGCATTAGGTGATTCAATTAAAGTTATTTCTTTGTTTGGAAAGAACTTAATTAATGTAGCTGCTGTCATCCAACCAGCCGAACCTCCTCCTACAATAATAATTTTTTTCATATTAATTTTATATTAGCAGACATGGATACTCTCGTACAATTACTTTTAAAAGGATAGACCACATGTCTTAGATTAGATGGAAAAATAAAAAAATCACCTTCTTTAGGAAATAAATTAATAGAAGTTACACAATGATTTCTATCTTCTCCGTAGGTAAATTGAATACCTCCTGGTCCCGATAAATCTTTTCCAACATATTGTTCATTTTCTTTTTTTAATAAATCAGGAATATCTAAATACAATACACATGAAAAATCTCCATTATGTACATGAGGAGGATTAAATTCACCCTCTTTCATAAAATTAATCCAACATCCAATAAGTTTAAACTCTTTACTGGATAGTTTTTTATTATAATAACTTTCATAAAAATTTAAAAAACCATTGAATTTTTCTTTTGTATATTGTAAAAAATTATCACCTTCATATATATATTGATGATTTAATATACCAGCTAAATTTTGATTATAGCTTTCTTCTTGTTTTGCTAAAGTTAAAATTGTTTTATAGTCTTTAATAAAAGTTTTATATAAAAGAGGTCCCCAAAAATAATACTGTGTATCATCCATATTATATTTCCATAATAATGTTTAACGAAAATCGTTGGGAATCTTTTTTTGGAGGTATTCCTCTGTGCCATAAATTACTATTAAATAAAATAGCTTGACCAGCGACACTAGG